AATGCCGCAGCACCAATATCTGACAAGGCTGTAATGGCCATGTTATCAACGCTTGAGAAAATACACGATACCGTTCAGGCAACAAACGATTTACAGCGTGAAATTTACCAACAATCTATGGCCTAACGATAAATACACAATGACCTACACTAAACGATTCTCCTCACCAAACACTTCGGGCCAGATGAGTCCAATCTCCGGTGCCAATAGCAATCGAGGGTCATGGAACAACAACGAAAAGCAAAAGACAACTTCGCTTGACTCGTTCGGTTATAACAACTATGCCAGCAAGCTACCAGAGGTATATGTCGGTCATCCAAACCGTATTGAGCGCTATAACTCCTATGAAATGATGGATGTTGATGCTGAAATCAACGCATGTCTTGACATCATCGCTGAGTTCTGTACTCAGAAAAACGAACAAAACAAGACCCCATTTGAACTGGAATTCACCGAAGATCCAACTCCACACGAAGTAGAACTGCTGAAAACGCAGCTCCAACAGTGGTGTAAGCTCAACGAATTCGACACCCGCTCATTCAAAATCTTCCGTAACACCTTGAAATACGGTGACCAGTGCTTCGTCCGCGACCCGGAAAACTTCAAGCTCTACTGGATCGACATGACCAAGGTTATCAAGGTCGTAGTAAACGAGAGCGAAGGCAAGAAGCCAGAACAATACGTCATCAAGGATCTGAACATCAACCTTGAAAATCTGTCAGTGGCACAGAAAACGAACAACGACTTCGCAGCTAACCCGGCAACTGGCTCTGGTGGAACCGGAGCAGGCATGGCCGGTGGCGGTTACTCAGTCCCTAACTCCCCAACATCAGGCTCTCGCTTCACCCTTGGTATCGCTGAAGCTGCCATTGACGCCAAGCACGTAGTTCACCTAAGTCTTACTGAAGGTCTTGACCGGTTCTGGCCATTCGGTCAGTCAATCCTGGAAAACATTTTCAAAGTCTACAAGCAAAAAGAACTGCTTGAGGACGCTGTGCTGATCTACCGTGTTCAACGCGCCCCAGAACGCAGAATTTTCAAGATTGACGTTGGCAACATGCCGGCGCACATGGCCATGGCATTCGTGGAGCGAGTTAAGAACGAAGTCCATCAACGCCGTATTCCATCGTCACTCGGTGGTCAGTCGGTCACAGACGCCACATACAATCCGATGAGCATGAACGAAGATTACTACTTCCCAACAACTGCTGATGGTCGTGGTAGCAGCGTTGAAACATTACCAGGTGGTCAAAACCTTGGTGAGATTGACGATTTGCGCTACTTCAACAACAAGCTAGCCCGTGGTCTTCGAGTTCCAAGCAGCTATCTACCAACTGGCCCCGATGACAACGAACGCATCATGGGTGACGGCAAAGTCGGTACTGCTATGATTCAAGAGTTCCGATTCAATCAATACTGTGAACGCCTACAGAAATACATCAGTCAGAAATTTGACGAGGAGTTCAAACTCTTCCTAAGATGGCGTGGTCTGAACATTGACTCTGGTCTGTTCACCCTACAGTTCAACCCACCACAGAACTTCGCTTCATACCGCCAGTCCGAACTCGACACCAGCAGGGTGGGTACATTTTCAACAATCGAGGCGTATCCATACATCTCCAAACGCTTTGCGCTTGAACGCTTCCTTGGTCTGACCAAAGAGGAAATCGCCGAGAACGAAAAATCATGGCGCGAAGAAAATCAAAAAGAAGATGAAAACGTACCACAAGGCTCAGACCTACGCTCAGTGGGCGTGTCTGTTGGTGACATGGATGCTGATGCTGAGATGGGTATGGAGATGGACAACCCACCAGATGCCAACGCACAAGGTCCCGAGTCTATCGCACCAGTAGGAACCCCGGCACAAGGTGCTCCGATGCCCGGCGGCGCCCCGGCAGGTCCAGGAATGTAACTCGGAGATAAATAGATATATGCGACTTTTTGAAATGTATGATCAGCCAGTTCAGGGCTACCAAGACCTTGGTAGTGATCACTCCAAGCCAAAATGGAAAGAGTCTCGTAAGACAAAGCTGACACTGAAACAAATCAGAAAACTCCGTAAGATGCTGGACGTTCGCCAATATGAGACAGCACAAAACCGCAAGAAAATTCAAACACAGTACGCACAACCAGCCCCAGAAGGCGCAATGCCGTCACTCTAAATCTCCGCGAAGCTTATAGTTTAAGCAAAACCGCAATAAATCAGTAGTTATTCAGTAGTTTTATGGCATATGCTATAAATAACTACAGAGAAAGCCATTCTACTTATAGGAGATAACAATGGACAACAAGAAATTTGAACAACTTATTAACTTGATCACCAACGAAGATGTTGATCAGGCTAAGGCCCTCTTCCACGACATAGTTGTGGAAAAATCCCGCGAAATCTATGAATCCATGATGGACGAGGAAGACATGACCGGTCAAGTCGGTGATCTACAGGACGAAATCAGTTCTGAAGAAAGCGGCATGAACGAAGAAGATGACGACCTCGATATCGGTGACGACATGGGCGACGAAGAAGGCCAAGAAATTGAACTCGGCGGCGATGACGAAATGGCCGGCGACGAATTCGGTGGTGAAGAAGCTGGTGAAGAAGGTCTTGAAGACCGCGTTGTAAGCCTGGAAGACAAGCTCGACGAACTCATGGCTGAATTTGAAGAAATCATGGGAGCCGAAGGCGGCGACGGTGATGCTGATGACTTCGGTGGAGCACCAGACGGTGACGCTGATGACATGGGCGGTGAATTCGGTGGTGAAGAAGGTGGAGACGACTTCGGTGGAGACGACATGGGCGACGAAGAAGAGCCAATGATGGAATCAGCAGCACTACAGCCAGTCAAGGGCCTCTACGGTTCGAAAATCGGCGGTGATGACGGCGTTCAAAACAAGAGCCCTGCACTGACGAAACCAAAAGTAGTTGCTACTGGTGCTAAGGCAGTTAACTTTGCCGGTGGCGCAGCAGCAGGTACACGCACAGTTCCAGCTCCAAAAGAAATCCCAGGCACGTACAAAAACGCTGCAGGACAAAAGAAGCAAGACTTGGAAGCGGCTCCAAAGCCAACAACGAGTCAAGCCTCCGGTGTAAACAACAAGTCTGTTGTTGAATCACGCAAACGCAAGTAAGATAGAAATGGCTTTGTATCTTGCGAATGAGGATAGAGTGTCTCTAGTGAAAACTAGAGCATTCGTGTATCGTTGGACACACATACCATCCGGAAAATGGTATGTTGGGTCTCGTACTGCCATCGGAAGTCACCCCGAAGATGGATATTTTTGTTCCAGTAGGACAGTAAAAGCAGCTATTATACAGAATCCTTCAGAATGGAAGCGAGAAATCCTTGCAATCGGTGAACCCAAAGACATGCTAGAACTTGAAGCCCGGTACCTAACTCGGGTTAACGCCAAACAAGATACGAATAGCTATAACCTACATAACGGTGATGGAAAGTTTACGACTGTTGGATCTATTCAAGATCCAGTCTGGCTAGCTAACAGAATAGCAGCAATGACTGGTGTAAAGAAGCCAGTTGGATTTGGGGCGAAAGTTGGCGACCGTCGTCGTGGTGCTAAGGCATCCACCGAAACACGAAAACTGATAGGTTTATCAAGCGCAGGAAGAATTCAAAGCCCTGAAGCCAGGCTAAAAAACAGCGAGAAGAATTCGGGAGAGAGAAATCCGAGCTTTGCTGGATATTATATTGATCCTACTGGAAAGAAATATGATTCCCCAACAATCGCCGGCCATGATTATGATGTTAGCTATGCTACCATCAAAAATTGGGCAAAGAACAATAAAAATGGATGGTCATTCCGTCCAAAAGGAAAAGTATAATGTCAAGTTATTTACGAGAAAATCTAACTTTCGACAAAGCTGGTATGGTGGTTGAGAGTGATGGTGAAGGGAATAAAAAATCTCTTTACATGAAAGGCATATTTATTCAAGGAGGGATCAAGAACGCGAATGAGCGCGTCTATCCCGTTTCTGAGATTGAGTCCGCTGTGAATACACTCAATGAACAAATCACCACTGGCTATAGCGTACTAGGTGAAGTTGATCACCCGGACGATCTGAAGATCAATCTTGACCGTGTGTCCCATATGATTACTCAAATGTGGATGGAC